GTGATTTGTCGTCTCAAAAAAGACACCCCCCTATTCTTCTTACTGCTATTACAGCGTGAACAGCATGCAACTAGGTTAGATTCCTCATGCGTTCCACCTTTTGATAGTGGCACAATGTGATCAACTGTGTTGGCTTGTGATCCACAATAATAGCAACAGTAATCATCACGCTTCAATACTCTAAGCCTGTTGGCTTGATACTGCTTGTTCTTGTATTCCCTATTGTTTGCCATATTTAATACCAGTTGTGATTGATATGGTGCTTCCAAGCATTGCACCAGTTTCCATATCTACTGAGGACATAGTTATGCGCAAGCCTAAGCTGCCTAGAGATGGAGTGGTCTTTGGGTTTAGTAGGGTGAGCGAAACCCAATTGGTAAATGCCCCAGTATTTCCCATTAGTTGCATACTGTTGAAATCGTGATTCCTTGTATGCGATAGCCAGAGCGCATCGAGCCTGACGATTGTCTGATCTACTTGAAACATATTGGGTAATGCGATCGGAAACATAACGATGATCATTTGTTTCTCTATCTTGGCCTGCTACTAAAGTAGCGGCCAGTAGTAGTTCAGCAATCATGGGCATCCGCCCGTATCCGCTACGGCTTCGCTTTGGCTTCTTGACAGCCAGCTCGCTTGCTCATTGTAAAGACTTGTCAAGACGACACGCCGTAAGTCCATGAGTTACCTACTAACCGCAAGGGTTTCACACACGCGACACGCCCGACCGCGTTGTAACCACGAGCCACATGAGCATCTGATAATGCTTGAATCATCTCTTACTTTAGAACCCACTTTTAACTCCTTTACCTAGCTGCTCTCGCTTCTCGGCAAATACTCTTTGCTGCTGCTCTGAGCGCTTGCCTACATTTGGGAATTGCTGGATTAGATCGAAGGTGTCTGGTTTGCAGACCGCGCAAACTGTGGTGGTTAGATAGTTATCGTCATGGTCGAACCAATCGATAAACCCGAACACACACGCTCTATTGCGGCAATATGAGCTAAGTTGCGTGTAATTCTGCTCTGGCGGCAGATGTTTGTATTTAGCCATTTAGATACTCCCTTATCTGTAAGCCTAGATATTTACTGTAAGCAGGCGGAATAGCCTCGACTAAATCACTCCATTTCATGTCCCAATCGATGCCCATGGCAGCCCTAGCCTGTTCAACAGTATCAGCCGTCTTGCCGCCAATAACATATCCGCCTGTTTTATTATTTTTGCCTTGTAGTTGGTCACCCATGCTTCCATAAACACCAACAGGCTTGCCTTGGGTCTTGTGATCGCATTTAGAGCCTTGCAACGGCAAAGAACTTTCAAACAATCTATGCCTTCTAACCGCTAAACCAAAACTTGACCCACATAATTGAACTGGGTCAATCAATGGCGCTCCCGGCACATTTTCGATGATGTAATGCTTGCCTATTTTTATCAATAAAGCTCTAGTTGGCTCTAATAAGTCTGGTTTGTTTGTTTTTTTGCCTTGTGCAGCTGCCAGTTTCATAAGACTTGTAAATGGTTGGCAAGGTGGCGATGCGTGAATAACATCGAAGCCCATTAAGAATACCGGGCTAAGGTTAAACACATCATCTACGATCATCTCAAATGGGTAATCTGGGTGTGCTTTATTATCTACGCCAACCACAGTAAATCCGGCTTCGGAATAACCTAATGAAGCACCACCAGCACCACAGAACAGATCGAGAAGTTTCACTCGTAATCCTCGCGCTCAAACTGTTTATTGTATTCGTGGCATTGCTCGCATATGGCGGAGTAACGCCAGTAGTAGCTTTTACTATGGCCTATGGCATTACAGATTGAATCCATTATCGAACCTCTTTGTAATGGCTACTTAGCATTGCTGAGATGTATGACCTGAACTCTGCCATGCTCATAGCATCGGTCTGCGCCCGTCGTTCAAGTTCAGCTAATAACCCTTCAAGAGTTTCCAAGAACTCAACTGTTTTCTGTTCCATCATTATCCTGTTCTAATCTAAATGTGCCTTTGCCTAAACACCTTGGGCATGTTACTTCATACTCGGCTGTTAGTTCGCCATTTTCATCATAACCATCATCATCGGTTATTGTGCCCGCGCCTATGCATTGTGGGCATGGCGCTTTGTCCATGTCTTTGCAAGCGATAGTCCAACCCCACGCAGAATCCCACTTCATGCCGTAGCCGGGCATAACTTCACTATCGGAGTTCAATTACACCAGCCCCCATGCAACTAAAGCAGATGCTTGAATCTACATCTAGTGGGTTCTCATAACCACAGCCACTACATTTAGAACACTCAAGTATTATTTTGCGTTGTGGTTTTTCGTAAATGTGACGGCGATACGGATTTACCATTGTTATCCCTTCATTAATCGATCAATAACCATCGATGCTTCCCATTTGGTAAGTTCGCTTAAATGGTTAATATCTCGACTTCTAATAACTTCGGCCACAAATGCAGCTAAGTCACCATCTGGAAACTTCTCTGCATACTTGGCTCGAATCATTTTCTGCTGTTTATCTGTTACTGGAGCGCCACCATTACCGGGAGCATCAGAAACCTTAACTGGCTTAGTCTCAATCACTTCAGCGCCAAGCGCTTCGGTTAAATCCCAACTGGCAAATGGATCATCAGCTGGTGGCGGTGGCAAGTCTGGCTCGCCCCAATCAAGTGGCTTAGCCTGCTTCACTTGCTCTTGCTCAGCTCGGCGAACTCGCTCAACCTTTTCCATTTCATTTCGTGTTGGGCGTGTCTCTGCTGGCTTCTTACCTTGAAATCCAAAGTTGGCTAATGCTCGACCAATGGCGCTAGTCTCACAGTTCTCTAAAGCAGAAGTCTTGTTAACGGGCGAATTGCCAACAATTTCCTCAGCCCAACCAGTTGATACCAAGGTAGTACCAAGCCATATTTCGGCTTTCATTACATATTGCAACGGCCTGCCATCTATGCGCTCGGTGTGTTCAAGGGAAGTGATCACACGCATATCGCCGTGTTCTTTTAGTGCCTCATCTAGGCGTTCTGCAACTGTTTGATAATCGCTTAAATTAAATGCCATCGCGTGACCAATCATAGAGCTGCTTGTCTTGTGCCAGTTTCACACGATTGGCGTTAGCAACCTTTTCTGCTTCCATCTCAGCATCGGCCTTGCCGAAGTAATAGCCAAAATACAACATGGCTGCGCTGTAAGTTAATAACACCAACACTTGAGTAAAGGTGTTCCAATCTACATAATACATTTTTACTCCCGATCCGCCGGAGTTTCCGACTTGGGATTATTTAACCACATAGGTCTGTCGATTTGACTTAATGAAAGATAACGATTAGGTTACGATTTGTAAGTACGGCGATCCACTTACCTCCCATGAAAGCCCCTGCTACCTCTCTGGCAGGGGTTTTCTTTATCCGTAACGCTTGCCCTCAACTACGAATGAGCCATCTTTGGCTACGGGCACAGCTACGGGCGTTACATTGCGCCCATCAACATAAAGCAACCCAAAGCCTTGCTGCCAGTTGGCAGAGCCGTGGGTGTAATGAGCGCTAGAGAACTTCATCATATTCCCCACTTCCATACCTGTGAGGATACGCCCTACAATGCCCCCAGACGCCTCTGTAACGGACGATAGCCCTAGCCTGTGGGTGTGACCACACACCAGCGACTTTCCGTGCTGTAAAGCCTGTTTTAGAGCCGTTTGGCCGGCTACCTGTGAGATGCGCCCATGATCGCCATGAACTGCTACCCAGCCCGGTGCGATAGGCATAGGTTTGCGCCAGTAGGTAATGCCAAGTTCTGGAAGGCGTAAAAAGTTTTCTAAACGCAGTTCTGGTATGCCATAAAGCCCAGGCGCATAACTGGCTATGTAATTAAATAAGCGATCTGTGTGGTTCGATCTAATAACATCTGTAACTCTTAGCTGTTCGAGCAGGCGAACTGTGGTGTCCCGATCTTTCCCGATAGTGCCGGCGTATTCGCCTATCCTGCCCCGCTCCCACTTCGACACGCTTGGAAGGTCTATCTCATCGCCAATCGATACTACTCGATCTGGTTTGTAACGCTTGATAAAATCAATTAAGTTATGAACTGCTTTTGGATCGTGGTAGGGAATCTGTAAGTCTGATACGACTACGATTCGTTCCATATTCACCTCTTTAGGGTTGCTTCCAAAATCGCCAGCCTGCGATCGATTTGCGCCACCTTGTCCGATATGCTGCTACCAGAATTAGGTAATACCTGCGCTTCAATCTTGGCAATTTTCATACTAATCTGAACTAAAACAGTAAAGATGCTTAAAAGTAAAGCAGCCACGCCGATAAGTAATTCAACATCAACAAACATTATGCTTCACTATCCTTACCTTCGTATGGCTTTAGATAGCCAGCAATAGCAGCAACTAATGAACCAATGATGGCTTCTGGTCTGCCATCAAAGCCAGTTGCAGCCCAAGCAGCTGTGAAGGCTGTTAGTGCTAACCCAATACGCTGAGCGTTAGTAGTCATCGGTTTCATCTATTACTTCCTCTATCTCGCTGGCTAGATCGTCTAGCCCTTCATTTAATAATGCTTTGTGTTGCCAAACTGGCTTCTTATCATCGTGCAGGGTTAGCAGGTAGTACTGCTGGTCATCGCCAATAAACTCCATGACCATGCACCAGCCGGTGACCATAGCCCCGTGTTGGCTACTTGCTACCGCTTCCACTAGCTCGTCTAGGCTTCTTTGGAGTGGCTGATTTGGTTGGTTTTGGTTTAGCATCTGCTTCCTTCCACGGAGTTAGCCCTAACGATACTTCAGAATCGAGCAAATATGGCGCAGGATCGGTGTCGTCACCATATTTGTAACCCTCGCCTGTCTTGGGATTGCCTGTGCGAACCTCAAAATGCAGATGAGCGCCTGTGGAGTTGCCTGTGTTACCGACCTTACCTATGCGGTCACCCATCTCAACTGTCTGACCCCGAGTTACCAAAGTCTTAGATAGATGCCCGTAAATGGCTCTGGTCATGTCCCGGTGCAGCACAACTATTGCTGTGCCATAACTCTCACCCCAAGATACACGCTGGCTAACTTCCAGCACCCTGCCAGCCTGAGCTGCAACAACATTAGTGCCAGCAGGGGCGCGGTAATCCACTCCGGTGTGATAACCAAGTTTCCATAACTTGCCTTCACGCTTGTATGGCGTGGTGACTCGGAAACCGGGAACTGGATTAGTCATTAGCCTAGCAACAATTTTGCTTCGTCAGCAGTAATGCCAAGTCGATCCAAAAGTGCTTCTTTGGCTGCTGCCTTTTCTGCTGCTTCTGCCTCGGCTGCTAGTCTATCAGCTTCAACCTGAGCGGCTGCTGCTTCTAATTCTGCAATTTCCTCAGCAGAAAATTCTCTAACAGATTCATCACCAGTAGTTACATTTATTTCTTTTATCATTAGTTCACCCCATAAAGTCTAACTTGACCGCCATTACCTAGAGTATTTTGTCCTCTAAATTCTAATGAAGTAATAGCGCTTGTACTGCGATAATAACCATTAAATACATTACCTGCTTCACCTGTAAAATTTGCAGAATAACCTCTGCTTGCTCCAGAATAAACTTTTCTGCGCGTAGTTGAAGCATAATCGTAAACCCATAAATGACCACCATTTGGTTGGCCACTAGTTGCTAAATCAGTTCTGCTATTATTTACATTTGCACCACTAGCAAAAGCCGATGCATTAAAAGTGCTAGGCTCAGCTCTTTTAATATCCATACCATTGTAATTGGTAGTAGCATTGTTAAATCTAATTTCTAGTTGAGTTGCTGAACTCAAATTTTCTATTTCGTCCCAAACTAATAATAAATGTTTGTATGTTGACGGAATAGAACTAAAAATAATATTGGCAACACCATTAGAAGCAGTAGCGGCAATTAAAGTCATGCCACCACTTGAAAGCGTTGTCCATTCTGGGGCAGTTGCTCCACTATTAACTGTTAAAACTTGCCCTGCCGTTCCAATTCCCAAACGGGTTTTAGCATTAGCAGTTCCAGCGCGGTAAGAAATATCGCCGGCTGTTGTTTCAGGATTTAATGCCTTAATTCTCGCATCTACTTCATCACCAAAGATTTCAAAATCTGCTGGTAAATCCGTAACGAAATCGGTGGGATCGGGCATCACGAACCCATAATTAGGTGTAGTCGCCATTATGCAACGACCCTCGCTTTCTGCCACTCTAACGTGGCGCTAACTGTATTCCACCTCTCGGTGGGTGGAACTTGTGACCAGTTCATTTGCAACTGGCTTAAAGCATATTCACTAACATTAAGAGTTAAGAATAATTCATTTCGGTTAATTGTCCAAGTAAAACCTTCGACAAATCCGCTAAAGATTTCTGGATAAATTGACGTTGGCAAACCTGTAATAGTGATTGGCTCGCTTATCCGCATGGGTAACATCGAATCTCGCATAGTATTAGACACTTGGTCTAGGTGTAACGCTAAAGTAATCTGATTAAGCCGGGTGCGTGGAAATGCCCGAGTTTCCAAGTAATATTTTACACGCTGCTCAGCATCTGCTTCAAGCTCTAATAGGGTATTAACCTTTGCAGCGTAACGCCCATAAAGCGCAATGCTAGTTGGTTCAGTATCGGTTTCAATTTGATTATTTTTGTAAACTACCTCAATCTCATTAATTAAATCGGACAATCTGGACACGCTAGATAAGCCATTAGCCAATATGGAATCAGTATCTATTGTGGTAAAGCCATTTGCAGCAACATCATCGGTGCGGCTGCTGTAATCATCATAAGAAATGCGACCATCATTAGATTCATAAAGCACACCCAAACCACTAATTGCTGCTTGTTGCGCTAAAGCCAGAGCCCCAGTTGCGCCATTAGAGTAACTAACTAATTCAAAATCTCCGGGTCGATCAATAGTGCCAATCAGTAAATCCACATTTTGCCATTGCAATAAAGCATTAACATCTGCCCAAGTATTGCTTGCTGGTTGATATTCTGCCCAAGTAACGCCTGCGCCTTCTTTAATAATATCGTAAATGCGATCGCCATCGTTTTCTTTAGGATAACCATCAAAGCCAACTAATCGGCGATTGAGTTTGCTAAGGCTGCCAACTGCGGTAATGCGCTGGCTGTTAAGTCTGCCTGTGCCACCAAATGCAGCTAGTGATACTTCGATATCAGAAACCCAGCCTGTCCAGAGGGTTACTTGATTGCCGTTGGAATCATCAACTTTAACCACTACCTTTTGATCAATTTCGATCGCTGGATAGTTATTGTCTGCGGTGACTAGGTTAATTGTGGCGTAGCCTGCTCGGGGTTGCTCGTCAACTGTGGTTCGACCATTGGTCAGCGTAACACCATTAACTGTTTTATCTTTGTATTCAACATCGTTAATAATGATTCGCGGATCAATAGTGTATGGCATTATTCAAACCCTATTGCTGGGATAAACGATAAATCACCTGCGCGAGCGCTGGAATTCTGAATTACATTTTGGATTGCTCTGGCTGCACCTTCTGGATCAACAACTGTGCCATTAACATTAATGATAGTTGTGCCGCCTGTGGCACTTGCACTACCCGATTGGCGTTGCTGAATGGCTTGACCAACATTACCGCCTTTGCCAAAGCCATAGAATGGATCAGTAGGCAATAAGTTAATGCCTTCAATCTTGCCGCCGAATTCGCTAATTAAACCTAATTCTGAACGATAAAATCTAGCCAAATCTTTAGATATGGTTGGCGGTGCAACCCCGCCAGCTTGTAAAGCAGCTAATTCTTTTTTTAATGCTGATTGTGCAGCAGCCAATGCTTTAACGCCATTAGCTGCAGAATTAGAACTACTTGCCACACCATTAAAACCACCACTTAAACTAGACAATCCCGGAACAGTATCCTCGCGTGTCTGATTATTAAAGAATTGAAATTGCTTGTAGGCATTAACCATTGAATCATTTACATTATTAGTAACTTTTTCAGTTTCACGAAATCTGTTATTAAATTCGCGGGTAGCAGTATCTAAATCACCAGAAATAAAAGCGCGTGTTCGATTTAATATGTCTAAAAAAGTTGCCCAAACATTTATTACTTTTTCTAATGCGTTTACTGTGGTTGGTACAAATTCCACAATTGTAGTTTTTAACGCGTCAATAATTGCGTTAGATTCTTTAACATCTTGGCTAGTATTATCAAAAGCATCACCTATGTCGCCAATGGCTTGAATCAAATCAGCAAATGCTGGAAATACTCGTCTATCAAAATATGGAATTAAATCCTCTTGAAATACTTCGGCAAATCGTTCTGCTGCCGGTATTGCAAAGCGTGTGAATTCCTCAAATAAATCAGTAAGTATTGGCAATAAGGCAAAGCCAATCGCTTCTTTAGTTTCATCAAATGAAACTTTTAACCTAGATATTTGACCTTCAAGCGTTTCAGCCTGAATCGCAGCAGATCCACCAAATGTTGCTGATAGTTGAGCCACCGCGCCATCAAGCCCAAGAGTTTCAATCTCAGCTGCGGATAAACCAACACCAAGCCTTGTTAATGAAGTAGTGCTGCCTTCATATGCTCTGCCAAGCGCATTAGTAACTGATTCAAGGTTTTTGCCAGTAGCGGCAGAAATGTCTAATGCTAAATTTAATAAATTTTGAGATTCATTAACATCACCCGTAGCAACCGCTAAGCGCTGAAATGCTGGGCGTAATTGGTCATCAGCAACACCAGTAGCCAATGCGGTTTTGCTGATAACTTCTTCAATAGAAGCAATTTGAGCATCTGTGGCTTTGGTAGTATTGCGCAAAGCATTAGCAAGTCGCTCTTGCGCTGCTTGATCCTCAATGGCGGCTTTAACGCCATCAACGGCTAATTTAACGGCATAAGCGCCAGCAGCAGCAGTAGCAGCAGCTAAAGCAGCCCCAACCTTCTTAAAGGCTTCAGACATGCCACTAGAAGCATTATTAACATCAACATTTGCTTTTTTAAGACCATCAGTTAAGTCTTTGGTTTCAGCCAGAATATTAAGTTTAAGTGTTCTGCTCTTATCAGCCATTAGTCTTAAACTCCTTTAATATCTGATCAAACGCTTCTTCCCATTGTTTGATTATTTCTGGTTGAATTCTGCGTAATGTTGGGTAAATAAAATAACCTTCGCGGCCTTTATGCGCTGGAAATTGTGGGTATCGATTTGCACCAAATTCCAAACCATAAACCATGTCTAAGGTAGAAGCGCCACCGCTGAAAAACTTTTGTGACTTAAACCCATAACTAAACTCACCGATTTTGCTTGATTTACTAATTTTAACTGCATCAGCAACTCTGGCACTCGCAACATAACGGCTGCCAACTGCATAATCTTTAATTTTACGCGCTGCAAACTCAGCAAGTTCAGCCGATACTTTTTTACTCTGATCTATGGCTTCATTGCTCATAGCCTTAAATGAGCGTAGGATTTGGCGAATATCTTGCTTGTCGTATTCGACTTTAGCTGTGTCCGCCATTTCGTTCCTTCAGTATCTCTAATGCTGTAAGTATGTCCTCTGCCGTTTCCCAATATGGCATTGGGATTTGCGTTGCGATAGCCAGTTCGATTATTAGTCGGTTGAGGCTACCGCGTTGGTGGGGTTTGCCGTAGCATCGACCACCTCAATATCAGCTACTCCATCACACCAAGCATCTAGCGGCTTTACTGGCTTATCGCTAGATCGCTTTAGGCTTGTGTGCGCCAAGAAAAGCAAATCGCTCATGCCTAATTCGGCATTAGTCATCTTTTGCTTGGTTTCGATTTCCCATCTACGCCAATCCGATGCCTGCACAACTGCCAAAACTTGCTCGTTATTGTTGTAAGTGATATTTAGTTGTAGTTTCATTTGATCCCCCGATCAGTTAGTTATTAAGCGTTGCCAGCAAGGGTTTCAGTTACTGCACCCTTTTCGACCTTAAAGCTAAATGTTGCTGTTTGCAAATCAGTTCCAGCGCCACCAGCTTGTGGGTAGTCTGGAAAAATTTTAAATGCAAAGGTGTGGTTTGTTGCTGTGGTTAGAACTACATCGATTGGTGTGTCTGGTGCTGATTCAGCAGATGCCCAAATAGCCTCACATACTGAACTTGCTGCACCCCAATCTGCAAGCATTTCTAGATCAAATGTTGCTTCAACATTGGTGGTTTTGTATTTTTCACCATCAATCGTCTGAATGATTTGTCGGTCATTTGTCTTGGTCAATACTGCGCTTGTGGTTTGCTCATCTAGATTAGTTGAACCCCAGCCAGTAATGTTTAGTGCGACATTGCGACCTGTAATTACATAAGTTGCCATTATTGTCCTATCTTAACTAAAGGTTTCCGCTACTTCGCCGCGTGCGACCTTGAAGCTGTAAGTTACTGTTTGAGCATCTGCACCAGCGCCACCGGCGGTTGGATATTCTGGCAAAATTGGAAACACAAATTGTGCGCCACTTGCAGTAGTCATGGTGATTGAGATTTCTTGCTCTGGTGATTCGGCTGCTGCCCATAGTGCTTCGCAAACACTATTAGCCTTGCCCCAATCTGCAAGCATTTCTAGATCAAAGGTTGCTTCGACATTTGTAGTCTTAACTGCTTCGCCATCTAGGGTTTGATAAACCTGTCGATCATTTGTTTTGGTAAGAACTGCGCTAGTTGCCTGAGCATCAATATCAGTTCCACCAGCGAATGAGAGATTTACATCTCTGCCTGTGAGTACGATTGTAGCCACTTATCCTCAATTCGTGTAGAAGGTAGAAACATTAAAATCAGCAACTAGCAGTTCACTAGCGCCTACTTGCGTAACCGATGGCTTTTCCAAGACACCAACTACATAATTTGCGGGCAATGCCCCCAAAACTTGTAGCCACAATGCTTCGAGATTGTCGAGCGCTGCGGCGTTAGAGTGATATGCAACGCATAAAGTCAAAGTAAAATTCAACTGCGTGCGTATCGTGGCCTTGCTAATAGTCTGAATTTCAGCGTAAGGTGAATCCGGAACTACTACTACGGCTGGTGGAATTACTGTCTCTGGCACATGGTCATAGACATTGGCTGTAACGCCTTGTAAGGCTGTTTTAAGCGCTGCTCGGGTGCTACTTATTGGCATATTGCACCCTCATCGAGATATGGCGCGAGAAGCCCGGATACACGGCTTAAAAGGGATTTGCCCATACGATAAGGGGTTGGGGCAAAATCTACGCCCTCGATCTGACCACCAGCTGCGGTGCGGCTTTGGAATATTTCTGTGCTAACTACATAAATGGCAGACTCAACGGCTGCGTTACCAACATAGGTTGATGCGCCAGTAAGAGTTGCCCTGCCAGATGGAATAACTTGTCGGAAGTTAATATCGGCATTGGTTAAATCAAAAGTAAACAAAGTCATAAAGTTTTCAGTTGGATCGCGGTAAATTTGAGTAATTAAACCAACTGAAGTAACGGCAAAAGTATCTAAATTAACACTCTTAATTGTTCTTGTGCCATTGTATGGCGAACCAGCGCCAGAAATAACTACTGATTGACCAACATTAAATGGGTGTCTGCCAACTGTGTAAATGTAACCTTCATTGGCAATAACTTGTGTGCCCCCGATAGGTGCGGAATAAGTCACTAACATTGGAAGCACTACTGCCTCAGCGCTGTCGATGATCTGATTCAGATACGCATCATTGTAAAGAGAACTTGATACGCCAAGGACGGCTCGCAGCTGAGTGGCTGTGATAATCGTTGGCATATCTACTCCTTTGGTGAGAGCCGGGCGCTCGGGAGAACACGCCCAGCCCTCGATCTAGTTAATTAGGCTACTGTTAGTTTGCGGAAAGCATTTGGATAACGATTTACCGCTGCAACATAACCATAAACACCAATTTCAACTCGACCATTAGCAACAATGTTGCTTCGTAGTTGAACTGTGCCTCCTTCGTGGAAGCGCATTGCATCAGATGGATAAACCATAGCAAACTGGTCACCTGTGTAGTTTGGATCGACAACTAGGTCAAGGCCAGCAACAGTTCCGTTGGTTGAACCCTGAGTTACTACACCTGCTGCGTTGCTTGGTGCAACTGCTGAGAATAGTGGTCGCTTGTCCTCATCAACTGCTGCAAGGATTTGTGCCCATGAGATTGTGCCTGCGGCTGTTGGGTGAACAACTAGGCGATTTGGGGTACGGCGCATTACATTGTATGAATCGGCAATGCCATCAACAATTGCTGCGTAAATGGTTGCACCAGATGAGCCAACTGCGGTGTCGCGTGCTAGACCCAAAGCATAAGCATCGGTCTTTTGTGCGTATGATGCAGCTAGTTCGCGTAGTAGCAGATCCAAGAATGATGGGTCTGAGCGATCTAGAAGTTCAACATTGATGATATTTGCACCAGCAAACTTAACAATGTTATCCTCTTGGAAAGTAACAGAAGTATCTGTTGAATCAAACTCAACGCCTTCAGCGGTCTCAGCAACAGTTGCTTGTGCGCCTAGCTTTGGTGTAAAAATCTTCATGCCAGAAGCAGGTAGTGGAGCGCGCTCGATTGAGTTAATGAATGGGCGGCTATCATCAATAATGCCAATGATGTCGCGTAGGTAATTTGGTGGAACCATGCCGGTATTTTCGCCTACTGTGGCAATTTCCAAAGCAGCAACTAGGTCGCGTGCATCTGCATCGCCCTGTGAAGCCTTGATCTGTGCATGGACATATTGTCCGGCTGTAACATTTGTATCAACTCGTGGTGAGGTGAATACAGGTGCAGAAGTATGCTTTGCAGCTGCTTCTACCTTAGCTGCTTCAACCGAGACTTCGTTCTCGGTCTGAAGCTCTGGAGTCTCGGTCATATCTGACCCTTCCTGTTCATCTTGTGGATCATCTGAAGCGGCTACCTCAGAAACTCGTGCAGAATCAATAGCTGGTGTTTCGACCAGACTTACTTCGATTAACTGGCTGTTTTTAACTACTAAACCATCGTCGGTGTTATCGTATTCTGATAACTTAATGCCAACGCTAAAACCATCTTTTAAGCCTTCCATGGCTTCAACTAACGCATCGTTACCGCGCTGTGTATTGGCAATCTTGAAGGTGGCATCAATGCCTTCCTCGTGTGCATCAAAATTTAAAACTTTGCCGATTGGCTTGTCCATGTTGTGATCAATAAACAATTTAACTGGCTTTAGCGCAATAGAATCTTTAGCAAACATTGTGCGCCCGGCGCTAGTGTTGCCTGTTTCGCCCCAAGTAACAATGCGACCGGAAATAGTCCGGGCATCGGTATCGGCGGCAATAAGGGATACTGGAACTGTTATTTTCATACTAAGTCCTCGAGTTCTCGAATTTCCTCAACTGTTAAAGCCCCGATTGAGTTGAGAATCTGCCATACGCGGGCGCGTTCCTCGGCTGTGCCGCGTAGGAAGTCATTTAGGTCAAATCGAACATGCTGTGTTTGCGGTGTGAAGTCTGGCTGACTTAATCGCTGCTCAATAGCAACCAAGATTGGTTTAATGCTCATATCGATTAGATCGCGGCGGCTTTGAGACACATTGGAATAGGTCATCGAACCGGCAGGATCAGCGTTTAGATACCAAGCAGGCATATTGCATAGTCGAGCAATCTCAGTTGCCAAATATTGTCGCGCTTCTACTAGCTGTAAATCGCGTGGGTTATGACCAAATTGCTGTAACTCGATATCAGCATTGAGAAATGCCGTACTACGCGACTGACGGGCAGCCTTCCAAGATTCGAGCAATTTAGTAATGCGCTCTGCTGGCAAATTAACGCCATTAGACTTTAATGCCATAGATGGTGCTGGCTCTTGAGCAAAATTGTAAGAAGCCTTCTCAAGTTCGTGTGCGGTGCGAATTGTGCGACCGCCACGAGCCAAGATGCCTTCGTCTAATCCGTAAAATACGATTAACGAGCCTACGCCTTGGTCTGGAACTTTTTTGCCATCTACTTGATAACCAGTAACTTCGGTGGCAGCGGTATTGTAATTAACAGTAACGCGAGTTGGCACAATTCGTGTCCAAGACTTAATGCGATTAGGAAATTCTTGAAATACCTCAGTAACTAAGCCGTAAGACACGCCGTAAAATAGTAAATCCTCAGCAACCCAAAACATTACGGCAGAACCAGCAACGCGGGCATCTGGTTGATTAATTACGCGCGGCGATGCGACAAAACTGTTATCAGCTCGCAAGCGTGTTTCTAAAGGTAAACTCCCGATAGTTCCGCAAATGATATTACGCGCTCTAGCCAAAGCCGGCACTTGCATTGCGGTATTGCGATCAACAGCTGCGACATTACCATAATTAAAATAGTAACCATTAGAGTTATTAACTGGGGCAAGAGAGGCTACTAGATCTGCGTTGTCCTGCGCTTGAATTAAATCAGCTGTTGTCAAAAGACGAAATTGATCTCGTAGCCCCATAGGGGGTCATTCTACCATATTTGAGAATGATTGTCAATATCAAACACTAATTACATCAATATCTGAAATCGGTTTGCTTGCAAGTGAGATCGCCATTGCAGCAGCAACAGCGCCAGTAACATTCGCGTTAGAAGCGCGGCGACCAATTAACCAACCACCTTCGGCAAATGGAATTCGAGCGCAAGCAGAAATATGCTTATTAAAAGTGACTTCGTCTTTATGCACTAGCCTCTGGTGTTCCATGGCACTAAGCATTTGGTCGCAAGCCATGGCAAAGGCTCTACCATCAATAGCGGTAGTTTGGATTCCAGCAGCTAATAATCGAGCCGCTACGGCTTGACCAGTATTCTTTGAGTAGGCAATTTCGGTTACATCGTAGGCTTTAGCCCAATCTGCGACAGCGTTGGCGATCGTTAAATCATCTAGGGCAGTATCAGAGTCAAAAGTCTGGACTAAACCCAAAGCAATCTTGCCGTCAATTATTTGTGAGGCCACTAGGCTAGCTTGGTTTCGTCTAGGCGTAACATCGAACGCCAAGAAGGTTTGGTTGCCGGGCTTTACTAGCAGTTCTGGGTTAGCGCATTGATTCCAAGCATTAGGCGACCATGGCGATTGCAGCGTATCGACCCATTGGCACATGACTTCGGTTCGGACTACTGCTTCTGGTTCGTTAAAAGTAGCTGCAATATTGTCCGGGTGAACTGTGCGCCCCATTGCCGGGTTTGACCATGCTGCCGATTCAAGGCTGATATTGGTATTAGGCGGGGCAGACCATTCAAGCCATAACAGCGAATCCTTAACACCCTGAATTGTGGCAAGGCCACGATCGCGCAACTCATTAAGCACAATCGAAGTAGCATCGCCGGCATTTGAGAAGCCGTAGAGCTGCGGGTTCTTGGCGGCCAACTGGGTTTTGGTAATAGCAGACCACGCCGAGTAATCTTTATGCTCGCGCAATTCGTCTAGGTAGATTGTTTCTGCCCCGGCATAACCACGGCCTGCCGCATTGTTGGCAACCACCTTAAACCTAGCGCCATTTAAGAATTGAATCTCCTCTTGGCCATTGGTGCGCCTGATTCGCTTTAATTGGCTGCTTAAAAACTCGTGTTGCTCAATTGTGTCCACTACTTGATTAAAGTGTTCGAGCGATACCGCCAACTTATGAGCTGAGAGGATTTGCAACTTCTCGCCAGACACTAAACCCCACAATATCCGCAATCGCATTAAGTGAGACTTGCCCTGCTGCCTAGCAACCAGCACACCGACCTGTGGGAAAGCCCAGCGCCCGTCATCTTTGAGTTTCATGCTTTCATTGACCACTAATTCTTGCCAAGGCATCAACGGCTCGCCTAATTGCTCAGCTAATGCGACGATCTCATGCCCTCGGCT